TAGGTGAGTTTGAATATTCAATACAAGTTACTCAACACATGATGCAATACCCATGCAGCTATGAGCAAATAACAGAAAAAGAATATAACGAAGTATATAACACAATTAAAAAACAAATTTATGAATAACTCTAATCAAATAGAACTAAACAATAATCTTGAATATTGGTATGGTTATATAGATGCTAACTTAGTTAACTACAATAGAATTAATATCAGTAATGTAAGTTTAAATAATACAACAATGGAAATGTTTATTACAGATACTGAAACTCAATTTTGTTTTGACTTCTATAAAAAAGGTCAAGTTGTTGGTAAGCATAAAATCTTCATCGGAAATAACCAGCTTGAGTTTGATTGGAACTTGCAGTTCAGTCAGGAACTAATTAAAATGTTTAAAAGCATAGATATTAAAAACCAAGTTATATTATAACGTTTTCGGGCTTGGCGAAGAAGCCGAAACGAAAATTTAAATCGAAGTACAAAACTTAAAAAATAGAACAATATGTCAAACGAAGAACAAAACGGCTTTTTTGCCAAACCCGTGTTACCAGCAGTGCCTTTATGGGATATGATGGCACAAATTACTAAGAACTTTGCAGAGGCAGAGGAAAATGTACTTAAAGAAGTATTGAGACAAATACTTAAACGTGAACCAACTTTAGAAGATGCAAAAGACTTGCATAGGTTTCAACAGGAAGGCGAGTTTGATAAATACTATTTGGCTTATAAAAATCTTAAGTTGGGTACTGTTTACCGTAATACAAATATAGAAGGTGGTAAAATGGGAGTTGAATTTGTGCCATTTGAAAATGAAGACTTTTTAGAACCCGCAACTAATTTAGATGGAACTAAGGTTACGTTCTGAGGTATTGCTGGTTATGGGGCGTAATTTTTTAAACACAGTAAATAATAATAAAATGGATACAAAACAAAAAACGTACGAAATTAGTACATTAGAGCAACTTTGCAATGTCGTAAATGATAATAACATAGAATTGTTACTATTAGATTTTGCACAATGGTTATGCTATTACAATGAAATGATTAAAAAGGCAAGAGTAGAACATAAAAAAGAAACAAAAGGTTTATCGAATACTGAAATTGCAAAAGCCAACTTTGTATGGACTGATGATGGAGAAAATAAAATATCAGGAGTTACAGTGAAGAATACAAAAACAGGTGAAGTGGTTTCTAAAAAGTTCGATTAATCAAGGTCAAACGGGTATGAATTTCATTATGCCCCATAACTTACTTATTTGCGCTACTTTATAGCGACTTATTTAAAATTAAATTAAAAACAAATATGAAAATACCCGAAACAATTAAAACTAAAATGAATGAGTATTATACTCATGGAGACCACACAAAGCTAAAGCGTTATGGAATAACTAAGAAAAAGTATTTCAGCTTAGTTACAATTGGAAAGGCTTTTAAAGAAGGTGAATGTAAAGATGAACTGTTAGATATAATTGATGAATTTTATAACTTAAAAATTAAAAAGTATGGAAAATAAATTTTATATAGAAGGCTTAACTAAAAGAAGTTTGTATGCCTTAAATGATATTCATCAAAAAGAAAGTGAGCTTTATGATACTGCTGAAAAGTTAGCAGAATTAAAAAGATTAGAACTTTATGATCAAAATTTAACAGAAAAATACTATCTACTTCAAAATCAGATAGAAACAATTACAGATAATTTTTTAAATTATAATTCAGTTAAAAATTAATTATTAAATTTGTAACCATGAAAACACAACAACAAGCAATCCTCGATGCCTTATTAGGTGGGCAAGTTATTACAGGCTCAAATGCCTATCAGATAACTAAAAAAGAATGTGCCTGTGGCACTCTTAACCTTCACAAAGTATTAGCTAAAATTAGAAAGAAAGGTTACACTATTAATGAGGAATGGTGCATCAACTCTAAATCTAATACACGTTTTAAAGAATTTACAATAACCAATAAAAAACAAAAGAAAAATGGAAACTAAAAACAACTCAGGCGCAATCTTTAAAAACAACAAGACAAAAGAAACGCAACCCGATTATCGTGGTAAGGTAAAAGTAAACAATGTAGAAATGGAAATATCTTTATGGTTTAAAGAAAGTCAAAGCGGCAAAAAGTATTTCAGCGCATCATTCCAAGAACCATTTAAAAAAGAGAATGAGACAAAGACTTACTCGAACGAAACAAAGTACAGTCCTAAAATAGAAGATGATGGGCTACCATTTTAGTCTATTCAATACAAAAAAGTAAAAATAAAAAGAATTAAATCAATCTATTATGAAAACACAGGAACAAAAAACAGAAAAAGTATTATCAATTAACGAAAGATTAATTGCTATTCAAACAGAATTAAAAGTCCCAAAAGGTAATTATAATTCATTTGGCAAGTATAAGTATAGAAGTGCTGAAGATATTTTAGAAGCCTTAAAACCACTTTTAAATAAATATCAATTAAGGCTTTCATTAACAGATGATATTTACTTTACTGACCATAAAATATTCATAAAGTCAACAGCATCTGTTTTTTTAAATAATGAATTTATTGCTGTAAATGGATTTGCAGAAATGAGCGAACATAAAGGAATGAGTAGTGAACAATGTACTGGCACAGCTTCAAGTTACGCTCGTAAATATGCTTTAAATGGTTTATTCTTAATTGATGAAACAGAAAGCGATGCTGACCATGATAATAAAAAAGAGGTAGCCCGTAAACCTGTTTTAAATGCAGATACAGAGGCTTTCGGCAAAGCTGTTGAGTATTTAATGAAAGGTGGCTCAATAGATGCTATAAAGGCAAAATATGAAGTTAGTCAAGAAGTTGAAACTAAACTAATAAAATCAATTTAAAAAGGTTACAATTTGTAACCAGTTCAAAAAAAAATAAATTAAAAATAAATTATGGAAAGCACAATTGAAATATATTCACCTGAATGGTTTATAAATCGTCAGGGCAACTTCACAGGAAGTGAGATTTGGAAGTTAATGACTGAAGCACGTTCTAAAAAGGACGTGCTATCAAAAACAGCTGAAACTTATATTCTTGAAAAGGTTTGGGAAAAGTTAAGCGGGGAAGTTAAACAAGGCATTAATAACTTTGCAACTGAATGGGGAAATGATAATGAACCTATTGCTAAGAAATTTTACACATCGGTAACTGGCAATGAACTTAAAGATAGCTTAATGCTTTACTCAAACGAAATAAATGGATTAACAGGCAGTCCTGATGGCTTAGTAGGTGAAGATGGTTTAATTGAAATAAAATGTCCTTTTAATGGTGCAAATCATTTAAAACATTGCTTTATTACCAATGATGAAACTTTCTTAAGTGAACAGCCTGAATACTATTACCAAATGCAATGTTACATGTTATTATCAGGCAGAAAGTGGTGTGATTTTGTTTCTTTCGACCCTCGTATTATTTCAGACTTAGGATTGTTTATTTACAGAGTAAATGCTAATGAAGAAGTAATTGAAAAGATGACTGAGAAAGTAAAATTAGCAAGGGATTTATTTAATCAATATTTTGAATCTTTTAATGGAAAGAAAGGTTAAAAATAAAAAGTGCAAGGAGTGCGGTGGAAACTTCACTCCTTTTAAAACCACTCAAGTTGTTTGCGGTGCTAAATGTGCAGCTAAATTAGCAGAAACTAAGGTATGGAAGGAAAAGAAAAAAGTAATGATTGAAAACACCCGTACTCGTACAGAATGGCTTAGTTTACTTCAAATAGTGTTTAATAAGTATATTCGATTAAGAGATGCTAATAAACCATGTATTTCATGTGAAAGACCATTAACAAGTAAATTTGATGCTGGACATTTTCTTAGTGTTGGCAGTTACCCAAACTTAAGGTTTAATGAAGATAATTGTCATGGGCAATGTGTTTACTGTAATCAACATCAGCATGGCAATCAAATTGAATACGGTTTAAGATTACCTTTAAGAATAAGTCAGGATGCTTACAATAGACTAATGAATAAAAGAGGGGATGCACTTAAACTAACATTAGATGAAATCAAAGAATTAATTAAAATTTACAAATTAAAAATTAAAGAACATGGAAAATTATAAAGACGGAGACAAAATAAGAATATGGTTAGAAGATAACATGGAACCCGAAGGTGGCACATGGATTTATGGTAAAATAGAAGAAATAAAAATAATTAAAAAAATATTTGTTCAGGATGGATTTAAACTTGATCCTGAAAATGAAATTGAAAGTTTTGTAGGCTATAAAATAGAAAAATTATAATTATGGAAAAATCACTAACAACTGAACAGGCAAAAGTAGAATTTGAATCACATCTTCTAATTGGTTTATTCAAATCAACAGTTGAGCAATCAACACAATTAACTGGTAAATTCAAACATAAAATGAAAGCTGATTTTAATCTATGGCAAAAACAAGGCTTTAAAATAGTTGAAGAACTTGAAAAAAGAAATATAACAGATGTAGAGTACTTAGATAAAATTGGCGATATTTATCATACTATGAACTCAACAATGAGAGAAGAATTTTACAAAGGTTTGTAAAATTAAAATAAAAAAAATAATAAAAATGGAAAATATAAAAGACTATAAACCAAAATTGTTTAATGATCATTTTCAAAATTATAAACCTTATAATATACCTAAAGCACAATTAATAATTGCTGATATTCCTTATAATATTGGAAAAGATGCTTATGGTTCAAATCCTTCATGGTATGTTAATGGAGATAATAAAAACGGAGAAAGTGAATTAGCTGGTAAGGAATTTTTTGATACAGACAAAGATTTTCGTATAAGTGAATTTTTACATTTTTGCTCAACTATGTTAATGAAAGAACCAAAAGAAACAGGAAAAGCACCTTGCATGATAGTTTTTTGTGCTTTTGAGCAACAATTTGAATTAATTGAAAAGGCTAAAAAATATGGTTTAAATAATTACATAAATTTAGTATTTAGAAAAAACTTTTCTGCACAAGTATTAAAAGCTAATATGCGTTTAGTTGGAAATTGTGAATATGCTATTTTATTATATAGAGATAAATTACCAAAATTTAATAATCATGGTAAAATGATATTTAATTGTTTTGATTGGATAAGAGATAATCAAACACCAAAAATACATCCAACTCAAAAACCTGTAGCGGTATTAAAACAATTAATACAAATTTTTACAGATGAAGGCGATGTTGTTATTGACCCATGCGCTGGCAGTGGATCAACTTTATTAGCAGCTGCACAATTAAATAGAAGATCTTTTGGTTTTGAAATTAAAAAGAATTTTTATAAAGATGCGCAGAAAAAAATATTAAATTCAATACAAAAACAATTATTATAATGTTGCACAATTAAAATTAATTTAGTATATTTGCACTATCGGAGTAACGACCGATTTTAAAAATAGAGTAACATTAAAACATTTAGACCTCTAAGTGTTAGGGCAAAGAGTTACTCCTTTGCGGTTTCGTGAACCAACCTAACATTTAGGGGTTTTTTAATTTAATAAAACAATGATAACAGAAAAACAATTTTTAGATGCAATTGATATTGTTAAAAAATATCAGGAACAAATAAATTCAATAATTGATAATACTATAATAAAAAAAGAATTAAAAACTGATATTATAGAATGGTGTAAAAAAAATAATGTTTCACAAAGATTGTATAAAGCAATTAAATACAATTATGATTTTGGAAGATTAAGATATGTTGAGGATATAAAAAACAGAAGTCAACTTATGATTATGAGAAATATTGGTAAAAGAAGTGTTGATGAGTTTTTTGATTTAATAAATAATAATATATGAAAGATACATATTATTTTTCTCATGACTATAATTCCAGACAAGACGAAAAAATTAAACGTTTAATTATGAAACATGGATTACTAGGTTATGGAATATTCTGGGCAATAGTTGAAGACCTTTACAATAATGCGAACGCATTGCAAATGGATTACGAACGCATTGCATTTGAATTACGAGTGGATGAATCAATAATTAAAAGTATTATTAATGATTTTAAATTATTTGTATTTAATGAAGATACCTTTGGAAGTTTATCAGTAGAAAAAAGATTAAACCATCGTAATGAAAAAAGTAATAAAGCAAGAAATTCAGCTAATAAAAGATGGGAAAAAACTAATAATGATGCGAACGCATTGCAAACGCAATCCGATAGCAATGCTATAAAGGAAATAAAAGGAAAGGAAATAAAATCAAAGGAAATTAAAATAAAAGAAAATAAAATAAATATAAAAGAATTTGTTTTTCTTTCTGAATCTGAACTTAATAAATTAAATGAAGATTTTGCACCTCATGAAGTAGAATGGTTGCTAAATAAGTTAAATGACTATAAAGCAAGTACAGGAAAAAAATATAAATCAGATTATGCTGCAATAAATATGTGGGTTAAAGATGCATTTAAAAAAGCAAAAGTTGATTTTGTAAAAGATAATAATACATTTAGCACTCGAATGCAAATAATACAAAATGAAATTAATAACACAGACTGGGAAAATTTATGACTAACATTACAACAACTGGCTTCAATAACTTAGAGTTAATAGCCTTAAATAAATTACAGCCTTCACAAAAATTTTATGTTGAAGCTAAGAATGAACAAAAGTTAGTTAATATTGAACGTGGAGAAGCATTAAGACTAATTTATACTGAAATAGCAAAAACAATAGAATTAAGCGGAGAAAACAAAAAGTATATCTTAGAGAACGACCAATTAAAAAACGTTGCTAAATTCATTTATGACTACTCTTTAGAACATCATAAGGGTATAACTATATCCGAACTTAAAAACGCTTTTAAATTAGGAATAAGCAATGAATTTGGAGAATATGTTGGTTATGGTACTGTAACCTTTACAAAATTTATTAAAGGTTATATGAGTTCTATTAAAAGAGAACAAGCCATGAAAGAATGGTTTAAGTATCAAGAACCTCAAACAACCGATAAACCAATGACTAAATTTTTTGAGCAAAATTTACAAATAGCTAATTATTTTTTTTCAATATGTGAAGAAAAAAACTCAGAGCGTTTTGATACAATAATTAACCATGAAGACAATGTGATGCATCTTCCATCTATTTATGAGTTTCTTTATGCTAATTATCAAATATCATTTTCTCCTGAAAGCAAAGAATTAATCACAAAGAAAGCAAAGATTAAATACAATAATTATATTAACAAAGGTGGGTTAAAAAAAGCTGATTCAAAAGGCTACGAACAATTAATTAATTCAGTTAAGTTTGGTGAAAATAGAACTTTTGACTTTTACATTAAAACACAGGCTTTAATCTTTTTAACTTTAAAACTAAAGCAACAAAACAAAACATTTGATAATTTAAAAAGAATAAACTAAAATCAAATAAACATGAAAACAAACAATCAAACAAATCTATCATTAATCTCAAAGACTGAATGGTGGTTAAAAAAATTAGATGTAAATTCTATTCGTGGAACATTCGACTGGAATCAGTATCAAAAGTATTTAAAAGCTTTACAGAATAATGAAAAAAAGTAATTTATTAGAACTTTTTGCTGGAAGTAGAAGTATTGGAAAAATTGGTGAAGAATTAGAAATGAATGTTTATAGTGTGGATTGGCAAATGTTTGAGGGAATTAATTTGACTATTGATATTGAAGAATTAGAAAAAGAACAAATTCCTTTTATTCCTGATATTGTATGGGCATCACCTGATTGTACTACATATAGTATTGCAGCAATAAGCACACACAGAAACGGAACAGAACCAAAAAGTAATTATGCAAAAAAGTGCGATCAGGTAAACAGGCATTTTATTTTATTGATAAAACAATATTTAGAGATAAATCCAAACTTGAAATTTTATATTGAAAATCCAAGAGGAATGCTAAGAAAAATGCCGTTTATGCAAGAGTTTAAAAGGCATACAGTTTGGTATTGCCAATATGGGGATGATCGAGCCAAGCCAACGGATATATGGACTAATAATGAAAATTGGCATCCAAGACCAATTTGTAAAAATGGAAATAAAAATTGTCATCATCAATCTGCACCAAGGGGAAGTAAAACAGGAACACAAGGTAAAAAAGGAAGTTATGAAAGATCTATAATACCTAAAGATTTATGTTATGAAATTTTAAAAAGCGCATTATGAAAAAAAGTGATTATCAATTTATTTGCTTTGCTATCTTTTTAATTATATCTTTGTTATTGAACTGTTATTATCAATAATTAACAATGGCATATAAGAAAGGGCAGTCAGGAAACTTAAAAGGAAGACCTAATGGAGCTGTTAGTGAAAAAACTAAAGCATGGGAAAACTTAGGTGAGTTTATAACTGAAAGCGGAGCGGAAAGGGTTAAATTAATTTTAGGAAGTTGTGAGCCTGAAGACTTTATAAAATACTATACAACACTACTTGAATACTTTAAGCCAAAATTG